TATCCTTTGCTGCTTTAAATACATCTCATGGCCTTTCGCTATGATGTAAGCCACCGAACCTCGAGCAACACCGCACGCCTTGGCCACATCGTCGAGGCTAAGGTTACGCTCGCGCAAGTCGTAGGCCTTGCGACACACGTCGGCATCCTGTGCGGTTGCAGTGATCTCGTAGTCCTCCTCCTCCTCGAGCACCAAGATGGGCGTGCCTATGGCACTGAGCTTGACGCTGCGAGGGTAGGACATCCAGCCACGCTTGATCGCCAGGGCAACCAGGTTAGGGGCTTCGTGCAGGAGTTTGATGCGGTCGAGGTCGTAGGGTATTTTCATTGTTAGAAGCTGGGCGATGGGTCGGTGAACCGGCAGAACTGGCCTTCGTACCACAGAGGCACGAGGCCGCACTCGCCGTCGCGTTGTTTGGCGACAGCGATGATGGCCTCGCCGTTGGCTTGGTTGCGCTCCCGGTTGAGCAATAGGACCAGGTCAGCGTCCCTCTCAATCTGCCCAGAGTCGGCCAAGTCGGTGAGGCGAGGCACCCGGCCCTTGTCCTTCTCGTTCTCTCGGTTGAGCTGGGCTAAGGCGACCACCGCTGTCTTGGTGTCGTGAGCCACGGCCTTGAGTCGGCCGGATACCTCGGCGATCTCATAGGTCTTCTTTTCGGCCGCCTTGCTCCCGTGGATCTTCTGGAGGTAGTCGACCAGGACGAGCTTAACGCCCCATTTACGGACAGCCCGGCGGATCACCGCGGTGATGGTGGCGATGCCGGACACACCGGAACCGGACACAAAGTATATCGGGCTGCCGGCCACCTTAGCGGAGGCACTGGCCATGGCCTTCATTCCGCCTTCATCGAGGTCGCCGGTCTTGATGTCCTGCATCGGAATAGATCCTACGGTAGAGACCATTCTCCGCACGATAGACTCGTCAGACATCTCCAGCGATATAAACAGGGTCGGCACCCGGTGCTCGATGGCTGCTGCCCGGGCTATTGCGATGGCGATGGCGGTCTTTCCGATGCTTGGCCTGGCCGCAATGATGGCCAGCTCGCCGAACTGGAAGCCGTCGGTCATTGCGTCCAGGCGCCGGAAGCCGGAGGTGATGCCGGACAGGTGGCCCTTCCTGGCGAAGCGCTCCTGGGTAGAGTCGATGAACCGACTGACTACCGACTTGCAGGGTTGCACCTCTTCCTTGGATGCCTCAACGGTGAGCCCTGCTTCGGCATTAGCGACGATTTGATCCACAGACAGGGTGGAGACAGCGGAGTCGCGAATTAGACGGTCACCGGCGAATCGTAACTGCCGGCGGTGATGGGCCTCGAGGACAGCCTTAGAGAACTCGGGATGGTTGGACGGGCTGGCGCAGATCTCGTCGCACTTGTTTAGAGCCTCGAAAGGCACAGGAGTCTGGCCCATGGTGCGCTTCCACTCCTTGACCACAGTCGTCATGTTGACCGGATCGCTCTTGGCAACGAGGCCTTTGGCAATCTCGAACACATTGTACAGATCGCTGTCCTGTAGAGCCTCGCTGGGGATCTTGGCGAATACCTCGTGGCAGACATCTGAGCCACCGGATAGGCAGGCGCCCAGGAGACCGAACTCGTCGTCCTCGGCGAAGTAGGGGTCGCTCATAGGTAGTTGCGAAAATCGTTGGCGTCTGTGGGGTCGATCTCCGGCTTTCCTGCCTGGGCACCAAACAAACCAGCTTCGCCTTTAGCACGGTCGATCTCTGTGTTCCAGTTGTTCAGCAATGTGATGATGTCTCGGCGCTTGTACTTGCTGTTGCCGAGGTAGAATTGCTCCAAGATATCGAGTTCTTCCGCGGTGAAACCGGAGTCAAAGGCTTCCTTGAGCAGTTTGATCTCTTTGTCCTTCCACCGTGTCTCAGGCCTACGCTTGAACCAAAAGCAGATACGGATACGAAAGGCATCCAGTTCAACGGAAAGCTCTGACGCGTGTTTCTGCGGAACTCCTTCCTTTCCTTGTTCCCTTCCCTTCCCTTCCTTATGGCACGCGTCGTCATCGCGTGGCTCACGCGTGACTGACGCGTCGATTTCCTCGTAAATAGCCTCATTTTCGAGGTGATCCGGTAGAATTGAGGCTCGCTCCTTGTTGTTGATCACTTGGTGTTTTAGGAAGCTCGGAATGCATCCAAACCACTCGTCACCAACGCGATACTTGAGAACGAAACCACGCGTGGTCAACGCGTCGAGCACCCGTGAAAAGTCGACCCCATCGTATGGTAGAACCTGCACACCGATGCGCCTAGGTTCCCACTTGAAACGGCCTTCCCGGTCAGCAATGCACCACAGGCCAGCAAAGGCCACACGGAGCGGCAGCTTGGTTTCCAACTCTGCCTCAAACAGTCCTTCATGGTGGAAGAACTCCGGTTTTATTGAGCGGATTCTCATTGGTCGGAAGTTCTTTGTTGCGCAATTTTGGCGACCTGTTTTGAAAGATCAGACAGCCATTTCTCAGTCATTATCCCGAGCTCGGCCGCATCTTTCAAAATATGCAATGCCTCAAATGGAGGGAAACCAGCATCCGAAGCAGCCTTTTCGACCTCGAACAAAACACCTCTGTCGTGATCTATTTCATGCTGATTCATTTGAATCTGTCGTTTGATCTCGTAACAAGCTGACAGCTCCCAAGAGGTGGAGAACCTCGGGAACGATTGCGTGTCCTCGTGACACTCAAAGTGGCATTTTCGGCACATCGTTGCCATTGATCCCCCTGGGTATTCCCAAGGCATTCTTCCCGAAACGTAGTAAAAGTGGTGAACCGTCAGTGTGTTGGTTTCAGACGAGCACTTTACGCACTGAAAGCCGTCTCTGGACATGATTTCTAAGCGCTTCTTCTGCCACCGCGGATGTTGGAGTTTTTCCGAGTAGGTCATAATTCAAACAGAAAACCCCGCCACGCATCGCGGTGAGGAATCGCGGAGAAACAACGCGACGTTCACGATACGGACGGGGAAAAATTGATTGATCATGTTTTCTCTGAAGGTTCAACGCTCACCTCTCACAGCTCACGTTGACGGGTCTTCCTTATCTACTCTCCTGCTCGATGTCCAGCCCTCAGTAAGCCGGCATCAGGATGTCGGCCACCGCCTGGGTTAGCTTCACATCCTGGATGCAGTAGCTGATGGCCGCCTGCCTGTCGGTATTCCACAGCAGGCTGAAGTCGGCGCCGTTGCCTGACTTCTCGCCGAGTCCCAGGTGCCGGCTGATGGAAGCAAGGCTCCCATGGGCCCGGTTGTCACCGAGCTGCCACACCTCCCGGAGGTCGACCACCAGCTCCGACCAGTAGCGGCCGTTCCTTAGCCAGTAGGGCGGCATGATCTTGTGGCGCCAGGACCGCTTGATCAAAAAGGGCAGGTCGAAGGCCTTGATGTTGAAGCCGATGAGCTGCGGCTGTCGCTCGTAGTAGTTGAGCAGCGCCCACCATTGTCGCAGCAGGTGGGCCTCACCATCGGCATCGGCGCAGAGGATGTTCTGCTCCTGGTGATCGACCCGGTAGCCGATGCAAAGCACCTGGCCCGACAATGCGTCCAGGGCGGCATTGCGAATGTAGTCGGCCGTGTGACTTTCCTCGGCCTTCTGGAGCTTCTCGGCGATCAGGTCGGGGTTCTTGATGTTGCCGAGCTTCACGTCGGCCGGGTTGAAGGGCGGGATGTTAAGCTGCTCGAGCGGTAGAGGCCCGGTCTCGATGTCGAAGTAGATGTTAGGGTTGGCTGGCATTTGTCAGAGTTGTTTGGAATTGATGCGCGTTTGTCGGCCGATGCGCGCCCCCGGCCCTACGAGTCCCCGACAGCAACAGGCTGCCGGAAGATGGTTAAAATCCTTTTCCGCAATTAGGGCAGACTAGGAAGTTGATTGGATCTCTAGTCGTTGGCACTTCGAGCCATTCGCAGATTTCATGGTAGGAAACCCAGCCGAATCCTCGAATGGCTCCTGGCCTAAGGTGGCCGGTGTTGTAGAGGTTTAACACTTCCTCGCGGCTCTTGACGCACAGCCTTTCGAGGGTGTTGAACGTCCTGACCGTAAACGGGAATCCCCATTGTCGCAGGATCTCCTCATGCATCTCGGCCGACTGCTCGATCTGTTTGATGCGCTGGCGAGACAGGTTAAAGTGCTTCCCGATCTCCTCGAGGGTCTTGCCTTCGGAGCGCATCCGAACCACCTCGGGAACTTTGTCGACCAGTTTAACGTAGGGTTTGCGTGTTTTCATCTAAATGGTGATTTCAAATTGTTTTGGCGCTGATTTTATTCTGCAAACAAAGACAACTTCTCGGCCTCTGCTTGGCGGGGTTCCAACATACTCTGAACAATCCATATCGATTCTTTGTATCGCGCCCATTTTCCCCCATCCGTTGAAATGGTCACGTTGCTATGAGGTATAATATTCCAAGGAATCCAATAGGTTTTCCCTGTGTCTAACTGATGAAGTGCAATTAAGTCTGCTTGAGGCGCTTTGCCCATGCGGTAAAACCATCCTTTGGAAGCCCCGTAGCACGCGAAGTTGGCCGACTTGACGTCAACTCGAAGAACCTTGTTGACCAGCAGGTCAAACGGCCACTTCACGGCGGTGCATCTTTCAACCT